GTCGGGGTCGCCGGAAACAATCCGCGCCATTTTTGACGCCATCATGTCAAGGCTTTCGCGCTGGGCATATGACAAACTGCCGGTATCACAAACATCTCTCAGCGCCATTTTTATAAGCTGCGAAATTTTGGCAACGTCGCGGTAATCGCCATATTGTGCCTCGCGCTGGTCGAGGGTTTCCATTATGTCAGTCATTCGTTAATCCCCATTTCAGCAAGAGCGCATAAAAAATCGCACGATGGAATTATTGCGTCAGTTGTTTTCCAATGGGCGGGAATTTCATCAATAAAAACACGCTCATCATTTATTCGAGCCAACCGCACATCTAATTTTCTAGATAATTTTACCATGCGATCAAATAATTCTGGGAAATGCTCGCGGACAAGTGACCAATACGCCGGACTTGTCGCCTTGACGCAGGGCAGACAATTCGCGTTGGGAAAACCAAGCGCATATGTAAGCGGTGGCGTAAGACCGGCACGATCTATCATTGCGATGCAAGCCGCCTTGGTTATCCCTTGGTCAATAAGCGGCGTTTCAATCGTCAGATCGTAATAATTTTCCCGCAAGCGTTCAGCGCGCTTTATATCCGCCGCGTCGGCTGTGTATCCGAAAACATGAATATCGCCGGGGCGCTGAAATTTTAAACGCGGTTCAATCTTCAGTTCACCAGTGCAACGCGCACCATTTATGCCCGCGAGCCATCCGGTTTTTTCCCACACATCCCAAGTGTCAGCGTATTTTTCCGATTTTAGGCGAGTAATTTTTTTCCCAAACCAAACCTCGCATTCCGCCCCAAATCTATCGTTATCAGGATGCTCTGCGCCAGTGTCGCAGATTACAGGCGTCACATCTCGACCACTCGCTATAGTAAGTTTTGTAGCGACTGCCGACGCAGCGCCGTTTGAGTACCAAGACAAAACCCTATTCATCGACCTTCAACTCCCCATCGCTCAAGCGTTCAATCTCAAACTGCCGCAGTTTAGGCGGATGGTCGCCCCAGCGATAGGTGCCGTGCAGCCCAATGCCGAGCGCCTCGGCCATTTTCTTGCGGTCGCCAAAGTAGGCAATAGCTTCGTCCGTTGTCATTTTTTTTGCTCCTGTGTGAAATTAACTGTTTACACCATAATACAATCTGTGTTTATATGTAAATACAAAATCGCAACCGGATAAGCCAACCGCGATTAAGCAGGAGAAAAAGACATGAACGACCTTGATGTAATGTACGACGACCAAGGCATTGTAGAAGCCGCCCTTTCAATCGCCCGCACGGTTCGCGACGAAGTACCGGCAGGACGCTGGACGCGCACAGCGGTGCTTCCCGGCATCGGCGCTACCATCAGCGCGATGGCAAGCCGCCTCAACCATACCGCAGCGGCGGCAGAACTTAAATCATTTGGCGATTACGTTGTTGAGACTTTCGACAACGACGATCTGGACGGCCTGATTCAGGATTATCTGGTCTGCGCTCAAACGCTGGTCGAAGACGACCGTTATTATAACTAAACCCACAGGAGATAAAAAATGGCTATTAACTTGCAGAATACCAACACCGTATCGGCCAGCAGCATCAAGCTGCTGGTCTACGGCCAAGCGGGCGCAGGTAAAACCTCGCTCATTCCGACCATGCCCAAGCCGGTGATATTGTCGGCGGAAGGCGGGCTGCTTTCTATCGCCGGGTCCGACATCCCGTTTATCGCAGTCAACAGCATGGACGAACTGCGCGAGGCATATACATGGCTGGCTGGTTCCGACGAGGCCAGAGCATACGACAGCGTGGCGCTGGATAGCATCAGCGAGATTGCTGAAGTTTGCCTCGGACATGAAAAGGCCAAAGCCAAAGACCCGCGACAGGCTTATGGCGAAATGCAGACCACGATGGCGGAGGCCATTCGGTCATTCCGCGATTTGCCAAAGCACGTCCTGATGACGGCCAAGCTGGAAAAGTCACAGGATGAGATGGGCCGGATGCTTTACAGCCCATCGATGCCGGGTAACAAGACCGGCCAATCGCTGCCGTACTTCTTTGATCTGATGCTGGCCCTGCGGGTCGAGAAAGATGCCGAAGGCGTATCGCAGCGCGGCCTGATGTGCGACAGCGACGGTTTATGGCAAGCCAAGGATCGCAGCGGCAAGCTGGATCAATGGGAAAACGCAGACCTTGGCGCAATCATTGCCAAACTTGGAGCAAAATAATGGACCTTGAAAATCTCAGCCAAAACTGGCTTGACGCGAAGCAAGCCGAAAAGGTCGCAACCGAACGTCGGCGCGAACTAGAAGACAAATTGCTTTCGTTAATCGGCGTTGCCGAAAATATGGAGGGTACTGAAAATGTTGAAACGGACGGAGGATATAAAATTAAAATCACTGGACGCATGACCCGCAAAGTCAACGGCGAACGCATCCAAGAAATTGCAGCGGAGGAGGGGCTAACAGATCATTTGCAGAGCCTGTTCCGCTGGAAGCCGGAGGTCAATATATCAGCGTGGAAAAGCGCAGACAAAGCGATCACCGGGCCGCTACTTGGCGGCATCACCACCCAGCCCGGAAGGGCTTCTTTCACCATTACAAAAGGATAATACAATGGCTTTTCTTGAAGAAACTTTTGACATTGCCGAAATGCCAATTACGGAGCAGCGCAGCTTCGACCCGGTGCCAGCAGGATGGTATACCGCAGCAATTGCGGGTGCCGAATTAAAAACCACCAAGGCCGGGACCGGCAACTACATTGCGGTGCGGTTTGATATCACCGGGCCGGAGCATCAGGGACGCGTGGTGTTTACAAACCTAAACACCCGCAACCCAAACCCGAAAGCAGAGGAAATCGGGCGAGCGCAGCTTGGTGACATCATGCGGGCAACTGGCGTTGCAAAGCTGGAAGACACCGACCAGCTACTCGGCGGCAATTTGTCAATCAAGGTCACGGTCAAAAACGACCCGACCTATGGCCCCGGCAACGAGGTCAAGGGCTTTAAGGCCGTTGATGGATCGGCACCGCCAATAGCTGCCGCACCCGCTGCGGCTGCACCGGCAGCACCATCCGCAGCCCCGCCTTGGGCAGCTAAATAGCAAGGAAGGCCGGGGGCTAATAACCCTCGGCCACTTTCCAACTCAATTAAATGGGAGGTTTAAGTGGGCAAACGATCAAACTTTGAGCGTGTTGAGCGTGACTTTTACCCGACGCCCTATGAGGCAGTGGTTCCGCTGCTACCGCATCTGCCGGAGATCGCGCGGTTTCACGAACCGTGCGTTGGCGATGGCGACCTTGTAAGGCACCTTGAGCGAAACGGTCATGTATGCTCCCAATCGGGCGATATTTCGACTGGGCAGGATGCGCTGCACATCCATCGAACAGACGCAGACGTGTTTATTACTAACCCACCTTGGGACCGCAAAATCCTGCACCCGCTGATTGACTCGCTGCCTCGACTTGCGCCGACTTGGCTTCTGTTCGACGCCGATTGGATGCACACGCGGCAATCTGCGCCGCTTATGAACAACTGCCGCAAGATCGTTTCAGTCGGGCGGGTCAAATGGATTCCCGGCAGCAAAATGACCGGCAAGGACAACTGCGCTTGGTATCTGTTTGAGCAGACAAACGATTGGCGCACACCACCTACAGAGTTTTACGGGAGAATTTAATGACAGCAATACCACCACCCATTCACAGCATCGCCAATCTGATTGACGAACACCACGCCAGCCAGCCGGACGAACCGCGTCTGCACCTCGGCGGCTCTATGCTGGGCCATCCGTGCGAACGCTGGCTCTGGCTGTCGTTTCGCTGGGCAGTGCGCGAGAAATTCCCCGGTCGCATTCGCCGCTTGTTTCGGCGCGGTAACAATGAGGAGGACATTATCACGGACGATCTCAAAGCCATCGGCATTGATATCAACAGTACAGGCGATCAGCAGCGTTTTATTAAATTTGGATCGCACGTTGGCGGATCGGTGGACGGCATCATTGAGTCCGGCGTTCCCGGTGCTGAGAAAACCCGCCATATTGCGGAGTACAAAACCCACGCCAAAAAGTCTTTTGAAGATTTGGAAAAGAAGGGTGTGCAAGCATCCAAGCCAATGCACTGGGCGCAGATGCAGGTCTATATGCTTGGCACTAAAATCGAACGTGCGCTGTACGTTGCCGTATGCAAAAACGATGACCGCCTTTATACCGAGCGCGTGAAGTATGATGCAGAAGCCGCCAAGAACTTACTAGATCGCGGACGACGCATTGCCACGACCGAACGCATCCCTGCTCCGATATCAACAGATGCAAGCTGGTATCAGTGCAAGTTCTGCCCGGCGCATAGCTTCTGCCATAAGGAGCAACTAACCCAGCACGTTAATTGCCGGACCTGCGCCCAATCTACGCCGGAGGATGATGGCACATGGTCGTGCGCTAGATGGGAAAGCAAAAACATTCCCGGCGATTTTCAGAAAACTGGCTGCGACAGCCATGTGCTGCACCCCGATCTGGTGCCGTGGCCTGTAAAGGATAGCAACACGCCACACGAAGCCGTGTATGAAATTAACGGCAAAGACATCCGCAACGGTGAAGGTGACGCTTACGTTTACAGCAGCAAAGAATTGATCGCTGGTGGCAAGGCTTGCGCTGATGATGGTGTGCAACAGGTGCGAGAAGCGTTCCCCAGCGCGGAAGTTGTGGGGGTGCGGGATGCTTCGTGATTACCAGCGCCGCACCATAGACCAGCTTTACAAGTGGTTCGCAGATGGTCGTAAAGGCCATCCGTGCATTGAACTTCCGACCGGATCAGGCAAAAGCCATATCGTTGCTGCGCTCTGCAAAGAGGCAATCCAGACATGGCCGGAAACCCGCATCCTGATGCTGACGCACGTCAAGGAACTGATCGAACAGAACGCCGAGAAAATGCGCGACCACTGGCCCAACGCACCGCTGGGCATCTATTCAGCGGGTATGCGACGGCGGGATATTGGCGAACCGATTACGTTTGCCGGTATTCAGTCGGTGCGGAATAAAGCCGACCAGATCGGCCACGTTGATCTGGTGCTGATTGATGAATGTCATCTAGTCAGCCACAAGCAGGAAGGCGGCTACCGCAAGCTGATTGACGACCTTACATCAATTAACCCGGCGCTGCGGGTGATCGGCCTAACAGCCACGCCCTACAGGCTAGGTCACGGGTATATCACCGACGAGCCAGCGTTGTTTTCGGATATCATTGCGCCGGTCAGCATTGAAGAACTGATATTTAAAAAACACCTTGCACCGCTGCGGTCCAAGCTAACAAATCACAAGCTATCGGTTGATGGCGTACACAAACGCGGCGGCGAATATATTGAAAGCGAACTGCAAGCCGCCGTGGATACAGACGATCACAATGCGGCAACGGTGGATGAGGTTATCAGCTTGGCCGGTGATCGCAAATCATGGCTGTTCTTTTGTGCCGGTGTAAAACACGCCTATAACGTGGCGGATATTTTAAATGCTCGCGGCATTGTTGCTGCAACGATTACAGGTGAAACGCCAAAGGCAGAACGCGAGCGGATCATTGCCGATTTCAAGTCGGGCAATATTCAGGCGCTGACAAACGCAAACGTTTTGACGACCGGGTTCGATCATCCTGACCTTGACCTGATTGCCATGCTGCGGCCAACGCTATCCACCGGCTTGTATGTGCAGATGGCTGGGCGCGGAATGCGACCCAAGAGCCACACCGATCACTGTCTTGTGCTGGACTTTGCCGGTGTTGTACAGACGCACGGCCCTATCACAGCGGTTAATCCTAAAAAGCCTTCAGGCAAAGGCGAAGGCGAAGCGCCGGTCAAAGCCTGTGAAAATTGTTTTGAACTTAATCACATATCCGCAAAGGAATGTGTTGCTTGCGGCGAACCATTCCCAGCGCCGAAACCAACCAAGCAAAAATTGCACAACGACGACATCATGGGTTTAGACACGACTGAGATGAACGTGACCGAATGGCAGTGGCGTCGGCATATAAGCCGCGCCAGTGGCAAGGAGATGCTGATGGTGACGTATTATGGCGCACTGTCAGACAAGCCGGTGAACGAGTACCTGACGGTGATGCACGACGGGTATGCCGGACAGACGGCGCGGGTGTCGTTGGTCAAGATTGCCAGCAACGCGGGAGTACACGGCGTAACGCTTGATAACCAACTGGACGATGTAGCATTTGATCTGAACAAAGCCACGCCGCCCGCATTGATTAAATTTCGGCAGGATGGCAAATTTTATCGCGTGACAGATCGGAGATGGGGATGAAAACCGAACACGAAGAACAGCGCGAGTTTGTAAAATGGGTTCGTCAGACATACCCCGGCGTCCGCATATTCGCCATCCCTAACGGCGGGCAGCGGAGCCGCACCACAGGCGCGAAG